GCATAACCTAAATTGTAAGTTGGTTGGAACTGATCTATTGGTTGTTGTTTAAATGCTCCAGATAAATAAGCTAAACTTCCTGCTGCTATACCTGCTTTTGTAGGATCAAATTCGTACTCTCCTGTAAATTCTCCATCTACCATTCTTTTTCTTTGTAGAAGTTTTTGAAGCATGTTTCTTTTATCCGGTTCTCCATCAATCATAGCATCTTTAGCATTCATAAAAGGTACTTTATCCATTCCAGGTAATGAAGTGAATGGAGTAAAATTACTGTAAGCTGTTTGCATGCCTGGTAAACCTAATTTAGATCCTCCTGCTAAAACACCTTTACCACCATAATATCCCATGGCTGCTCCGGTAACTCCTCCAAGTAATCTTTGGATCCCTGAACCACCTGCGTCTTTACTTGATTTATATCCTTTATAACCACCGTAAGCGGCTAGTGCATAGGGTAAGAATTGTAGCATTAAATATATTCTCCTTTTAAGATCTTAAAGTAAAAATAATACCATTTTACTTGGCTAGTTTCAACTCATCTAAAAAACAACCTTCGTATTGGTGTTCCCCCACATGGATGATTGGGTCATTAACATATACATAGCATTTACCACCAATATCTTTCCAAAGCTTACAGAATGAGAAATCTTCACCCATATAAGTCTTTGTTTCAGGGTCGTGTATACAATCAAAAAAGTTCCATAGATTAGGTCTATCTACGTACTCCCCATTTATTACTGTCTTTTGAACTATGTTTTTGTCTGGGTATTTTTCTATCATCTTGTCAAACACGCTTCTGTTGATCATCATACATCCTGTAGGACTATGTGTAACTTCCATAACACCATTATCTAGTTTTATATTCTCTGGGTTCTCTACTCTCATAGGATAAGTATTCAACCATCTATGTATGTCTCCAGGGTTTTTTACTTCACCATCGTTCCATTTTTTATAAAGTTTATCCCACATCATTGTTTTAAGAGGATAAGGAATAGATATCAATTCTTTATCCAGATCTAACATTTTTATGATAGAGTCTGCTCTAAAATATATATCCGAATCTACAAATAACATGTGTGTACAACTTGACTCTAGAAAAGCTGAAGTACATAAGTTTCTTCCTTGCGTTACCAAAGATGATTTTAATAAAGTAAATGTAATTTTAATTCCTTTTTTAATACAAAGTTGTTGTAGTTCTAGAAGAGCTTGTGTGTAATGCATAGTCACATCACTATGACAAGGTGTGCAAATCATTAGGCTGTATTTTGATTTAACTACTTTCTTTGTTTCTTTTTGTCCGGTGTCCGGTTTCCACATAGGAAGAGTGGCTTTCTCGTATGGGGTTACCTCAACTTCTTTAAGTGTTTGGTAAGTATCCTCATTTATTGTTTCTTTCATTCAAAGCTCCTTTCAAAAAGTTTGTCCACTCCATACCCTTTTTTTGCCAGTTATAAAATCTTTTATAAAACTTTTGTTGTTCCTCCAGGTGGTCTTGCATGAAACCCTCATGCAAATAATCAGCAGCTATATTGATTGCTCCTGCAGTATCTTGTGCCATTTGTTCATAATTTGTTGAGTAATTAATGTATACAGGCCACTCTGCACATGTTTCATACAAAGCTCCAAAGTTATTAGTAATGACATGTACACCAGAAGCTAATGCTTCAAGTGCTGATGCACATGATGTTTCTTCAAATATAGATGGGTATACAAACATATCGTAGCTAGGCATTACTTCTCTAATATATTCATTCGGTTTATAACCAATATAATTTACATTGGGTAATTTTCTAGCTTGTTCATATAGCGCTTCAAAATCTTTTTCAGTATTTTTTTCAAATTCAGATCCGTAAACTTTACATGAACTATAAACATCTAATTTTATATTAGGGTTTTCAATTTCTTGCATAGCACGTAATAAAACATTTAAACCTCTCCAAGGTGTACAATGATGTATAAGTTTTATAGGACTTCCTCTTTTGTATTTTTTTCTTATTGGAAAATCATCTATACCATTTTTAATTACTACAGATCTTTCAGTCGGTATATCAAAAGCATATCTAAATTTTTCATAGTTCCAATGACTATTGAATACATACCAATCATACTCTTTGTGTCTGTCCTTGTCTTTAAAAAATTTTTGTAGATTAGGTTGATCCCAAGAATTTTTTTGCCAAAGAATGTTAAGTTTATCTGGGTCTAATGGAACTTTTCCCGGTATTGATGTGCAAATTTGAACTTGATCTAGTAGTTCTTTGGAAACATGCTTATGGAGCATCTCCATTTGGATTTCTGTTGCTCCGCGAGGTTGCATTATTTTTTGGTGGCAGCCCCCATAGAAACTTTAGTAACCTTAATTTCAAGGTCTTGTCTAAAGTCATCCACAGTAGTGTCAGTATTGGGGTCAGTAACATCATTATCAAAATCAACTTTACTAGCATATACTTTACCAGTCTTTTTGTGTTTAATAATTTCTTTTGCTTCTGCTGGTATTTTAATTATATCACTCATTTTTGTCTGCGTCCTTGTCTATTGTATTTTTTATTATTTTGCAACTTTTTTTTCTTATTAGGACTTTTACAATGTCTTCTAGGTCTTTTTCTAGGCTTATCTCTTTCAACAAAGTCTTTAAATTTTCTAGCCATTTTCCTGCGATCTATCTATCAAAGCATAACTAATAGATCCTGTAATTTCATTTGCTGTATCAGCTTGAACTTTAAGAATATCACTTGCTTCCATGTTTAAACTAGATTTTATAAAATTTTCAAAACCTGCTGATAAAGTTTGATGAGCGATGTCCACATCAGATCCTCCAGATTTTTGTAAAAATACATCTACAACAATATTTCCTCCAGCTTGATGGCAAATTTGTAAGGACTTACCAATAATAGTTGCATCTGCTGGACACGTTAAAATAGTAGTCACATTAGTTGTAGTTAAATCGAATGTTTCGCTTTTGTATCTTATTGTCATTGCATAAAGTAATTAAATGAATCTTGTTCGTTTTTCAAGTCTTGTTGATAAGAAGTATTTAGTTGGTTTTCAACAGTAGCCAGTGCTTGGTTAATTTGTCTAAATCCTTCTTCAGTATATTCTTTAGGAGGTTCAGGTACATATACGTTAATCTTAGCCATTAGTAATCGTGAAGCCCTCCTGAACCAGATTTTTGTTGAGGAGCGGAATAAGATTTACTAGGTGAAGTTTTAGTGCTAGCTGGCATTTGTCCCATCCCTCTATCGTCTGATGTTCTTTGACTAGTAGTTCTTGCGTCTATTTGTTTTTGCAATCCTCTAGCTTGAGCCATATTTCTAGCGGCTGCATCTAATCTCCCTTGTAGTCCTCCATATTTTTGCATATCCATATAATCCATTAATGTTTTTGCTTGTGCAAAATCTGAATTTCGTAATCTTCTGTTTAATCCGGCTAACCCCCTAGCTCCTCTCATAACTAACCCACTTCCAGGAATAATAAAATTCATAGCCATAGGTAATATATTTGATAAACCTAATTTTTGTTTTTCAGGTGCTGTTATTGTTGGATCAGTTTGAATATTTTCATAGTCTAATGGAAAATTATTTTGATCTTGTATTAAAGGCATAATGCCAGCAGTCTCTGAATTTTGAGGAAATGTTAATCCGTTATTATACAACTCGGGACTACTTGTATTATAATAGTTATCTCCTGTGTAGGGTTTAAATTGAGAAATGTCAGAGGCTTGCGGGTAAGTTATACCTCTATCATATGGGATAGGTGAAATACCTGCATTACTCATCTGAGGAGTCTTTGGAGTAATGATTGAATCTAAAAGTTGTGTATCGTAAATATTCATTTATCTTCTACCATCAGGATTTACATCAGCTCTAAAAGTTCCAAATCGCCAAGTTTCATCAACTGCTGTGTTTTGTATTTTTAAATTAGCCAATCTGCCTCTTGCTCTTGTGTCAATTTTTTCTGTTGAAGAGTTTATAGTAAAAGGCCCTAATTGTGAAGAAGATCCAGAATCAATAGGAAAATCTTTTAAAAATATAGTGACAATAGCATTCCCTTGTAAGTTTTTAAAATCAGGTAAAAACCTACTAACTCTTAACATATATTGGCCATCACCTTCTACAGGTAAGTCAAAATCACCTGATTGTATATATGCTGAAATAGCTGTCTCTGTTCCATCTAAAGCTATTTCATTATTACCTACCTCATGAGCATAATAAGTAGTTGAACCAAAAGTATTTGTTGCTCCACTTATATTTGAAATTGTTGGTATAGCAGTAGAATCATATTCTGTTGCATAAGGTACATCATATGTACTTGCATCTGCGTAAGAACTTCTAGCAAGTGTCATTGTAGACCAAGTATTTTCTACATAATTATAAACTACAGTTCTATTGTTTTGTACTGCAGGGCTTCCTGCAGGGGTACCTGCTGGATAGAACCAGACAATCTCATTAAACAAAGAGTTGTGTGAACCATATATAATTTCATTAGATGAATAGTTTATTCCCACATTTGATCCGGTAGTCGTGAATACAAAGTCTTCAACAAGTGATGGAAGTAATTTAACGGTACCATCAAATACAAAGAA